GGTTGGGTGGTTTATTTTTTAGCAGGGCTTTTTGTTTTAGCTGGTACGGTTTGCCCAACAACTTTTAGGCTAATTAAGCTATGGCCCCATTGTGGGCTTTTAGGTGTAAAGCCACCGTTAAGCATTGCTAGTAAAACTATAGGCTTGCTGTAAACTTGGCCGCCAGTAGGTATACCAAATTTATGTGGGTTAGCCCAACCGCTAGGCTTGTTGCCGCAATTTGCACAAGCGTTTAACCACGTGTGTAAGTTAATGGGCGCATTTAACGCATGGTATAACATTGTAGCCCGCACGCCATACTGGCTTTTTAAACCCGTTGGGGTTGGTGCTGGTGTTGCACCTGCCATATAACCGCCCATTGCTTTGCAAGCTGGGCCACCCCTTAGCCCAAAATTTAACTGGTTAAAGTTAACACCAGCATTAGGTATAATTTGTACGTTGCTAGGCTTGCTTAAAGCATTAGCCGCAAGCCAATTATGGTAGGCCGTATAATTAGGGCCGTGTGCATGTATTAACGGTGTTTTTAAAACCGCACCTACGTTTAAAGCTAATGCTTGTACGGTAGGCAACCTACTTGGTGTATTTGCTTGTGCCATTTTGTTAACCCTTTAAAAATGGTGCCTATTATTTAGGCAGTTTACCAACCCCAATATTGGGGCCGTGTTATTTTATACCACCCTATACTGTATATGTAAACACCCCATACAGTATTTTTATTTATAGGCATGTAGGGCATCATTTTAGTTGCTTAGGCAACTATTGTTTAGGCAACTAGTTTGCCCTGACGCGACGCGACTTATGTATGCACAGAGGAGAACGCACGATCAATAGTTATCATGTGTCCTCTCTCTCATCGTAATCTTAATCTTGTACGCATACTCTCTCTCATCGTAATCTTAGTATGGGTTGCTGTACCATGCCAATAGACACACTACTGCAAGACAAATAACAAATACCATTGGTCTATACCTTTGCTAGTTAACAATGGTTATTGTATACCCCACAACAATACTCAAAGGTTGTCTTATGTTGTACTATTTGCTCTTCTCATTAATGATCGCTAATGATCGCTAATGATCGCTAATGATCAATGCCGATCGCTAATGATCAATGCCGATCGTCCTCTCTCCATCGTAATCTATCAATCGTCCTCTCTCTGTCGTAATCTATCATCGTCAATCATTCTCTCTCCATCGTAATCTATCAATCGTCCTCTCTCTGTCGTAATCTATCAGTTGCCGACCCGACCCGATGATGATAGAATATGATTAACCACACCATGCCAGTCAAAAGGCGACTCGCAACTCCAGTCAGGTATCAATGGTTCACTGACCTTAGACTGTCCAATCTCAACCGCACGCACACCCCCAAATATATTAAGGGTAGAGGACGAAGGATGATGAACCAAGTTGTAGACTTCCCCTCTATTCATAGAATATCTGGTTTGCCACGCTATTTGATGTGGGCGTAATGCGATGTTCTTTAATGACTTTAACCTGTGTACCTTTAATTCTAACCAAAAAGCCTGACCATTCAGTACACCATGCAAATCAGGTATGCCTGGAGTCGCCCAAGACTCTAAGCGCGTCCAAAACACGCCTAGGTCTTGAGTTCCATCTCTTAGCTTATGCCAAAGTTTGCTCTCTGGTTTACTAGTCAAGCTGTTACTGCATCCCTTACAATTTGCTTATAAAAGTAAGTACTCACCCTTTTGCTTTTTTCATAAAAAACCATTGTATATTGGTAGTCAATGTCACCGTGTATACCATTAGTTTTTTCATACTTACCCTCTAATTGCATAGGCTCGTAGGGTGTTTGGCTCTTAGTAGGTTTTAACAAAGTCATCATCATATTGTCCCAAGCAGGGTGCTTTACCAACAGGTCGGTATAAAACTCTAACGTTTTAGCGGTGTCTGCAAAGCAGTGGTCTACCCATTGGCGTGGGTGGGTCGCTTTGCGGTTATCACCATACCAACGTATCGCTTTAGCATACTTATCAAGTTCTGGCAGTACGCTATCAGGGTAACCATCGTAATGTCTGTAAATGTACTCAACGTGGTCACCGCATTTCAAAACTATGTTACATCTTGTACCCATTTGTCTAACCCTTTCTCGGTTATTTATTAACTATAATTAGTATAGCAACAGCGTTTACATTGAGTAACCTTTTTTATGTCTTATTTTGTCTTGTTTTCAACTTTTCCTTCTATCAATATATTGCCGTCAGCAACAGCGGCGAGAGCAGGAAACTCTTTTTGTAGTTTCTGTATTTCTTTCATCACTTGCTCTTTATCCATTTGATCTATTTTACCGTGGAGAATTTCTTTACGATCAATGTAGAGCCCTGCGGCTTGACCTCTAGATTTTTCAGCGGCAACAGCGGCGGCGAAGTTACCGCCTGTCATAGCGGCGTCTCTTATTTCAGCTAACTTTTTAACGTGACTTTCAAAACCGACTTCGTACTTTTTTGACAATTCAGTTTTCAGTTCTCCTATTCTTGCTACGACGTTTGGGTAGCGTTGCCCGTTTAGTAGTTGTGATGCAATGGCGTGTGCTGATTTAACTGAGTACCCTGCCCGTACTGCGGCTTCGGTTTGGCTGATGTCTTCACATACATACAATCTTGCAAACTCTTCTTGTTTGGGTGTGATGTTCTTTTCTGTTCGTGGGTTGGCTACAACATCAATGGTTGGTTTGTGTGTCGCTTTGGCTAAAGCCATTATGATTATCCTCTTCATTGTGCAACTTTGCTATAATAGGAGTAATTACGAAAAGTTACTAGTTCAAAAAAATTCCAAATTAATCGCGCGTACCGAGAAAGTTACTGACTGATTGAACCATTGACCATGTACAATATCTCAATACCCCTGTTAAGTCGTTGTTTATATGTGTATAGTCATATATCGTATATTATTAAATGTTAAAAAACCATTTCATCACAATTCGTATTTACCCCTATTATACAAAGTATCTTTTATTATTGGCTTTTGTTGATTATTTTAAGGCTTTTGTGATGAGTTTAAATTACTTTGTTATAGTAACATACCCCTATTAAACATGAGTATCGTATGGTTGCTTTTTATTATTGATTGTTGGTGGTAAAAAAATGAGGGGCAACGTGCCCCCCACTTTCAAGGGTTAACTGGGTGCGTTGTATGTAATTGGGTAAGGTGTATGGTCAAGTTTAATATGGTCAGCTAAGTGCTGTTTAATTTGAGCGCAAACTGTTTTGCACTGGTGGTCGGTGGTTATGGTGTGTACTTGGCTGAGATAATCCATGCTTGCCGTGTCCATGTACAACTGCGGGTCATCATAAATGTGGTATACCATCACGGTAACTAGGCCACGCACACTCGTAATAACTAGGCGTGTGGTGCTGTCAACTTGGTGTATGTATACCTCATTGTTATTGTTGCCTGTTGGTGTTATTTGGCTATAGCCTGTTGCATCGCTGTTTGGGCCACCTAGTAAATGGTCGTGGTGTGCGTCAAGGTGCAATAGCTTTAACTCGGCAAGTACTTTATCAAACATTGTTGCTTGTGTCATTTGTAAACCCTTTCTCGGTTTAAGTAGTGCTAGTTATTAAGTACTGTAAATATAATAGCCCCCAATGTAATCAGGGGCTATTATTATTTTATCTTATGTGTTCTTAGTGCAGTGTTGCTTGATTACCGCCTTGTGATACCTGTGTTATGATATGCAGGTCAGGCACAGGTTCATCAGGCATAGGTTCATCCCACCATACTTTAGCGTCGTAAGTATTAAGTAACCAATCATCAGGCATGGTTAAACTTTTAAAATCAGGGGCATAATTAGGACAAGCAGGTTTTTGCCATACAACGGCGAAATTCCATATTTCACGGTAGCTTTTTTTATTTATCAAGTTCCATGTGGTAGCATGGCTAAAAACAGGGAGGTCTGATGGTATTTGCTGTAGGGTTAGCCCATCGTCTTGCACCACTTTAAACTTGCCTAAACTAAGATGTTTTTTAGCATTAACTTCAATATATATTTTACCGTCGTGCTTTTTGGCTAAATCAGCAACTGTATATGCTTGAAGTAATTGCGTTATAAATGACTCATCATTAATTTGGCCCTCAAAGTACCACCTAGCTATTTGTTTTAAAACATCAGGGTAAAGTTCAGGTGTTACTAAATACTTTGGTTGCAAAACTCGGTTAGCTTCCGCGTGTGTTAAAATATTACGGTCATATTTTACTTGTGTCATGTGTAAACCCTTTCTCGGTTTGTTGTGTACTATATAAATGGTAGCCCAAGCCGTAGTCAAGGGCTACCATTATTTTATCTTTTGTGTTCGGGTTACTGCCACACAACGGCGAGGTTCATAAAGGTATATGGTCCTCGGCCATCTGTTGCCCTTATTGTCACCACATGGGTATTGGTCGGTGTACCTAGGTTAGGGCTACTTGCAATCACAATTTGTTTTTGTGGTTGGCTTAGTCCGTACCAGTTGGGCGTCTCCCATCTTGTTATTTCGCTACCTTGCATTTCAGGGCCGATAATCAACTTAGTACTGAAAATTGGGGCATGGGCATCATTGTGCCAAAATATGTCGCCTTTGGTTTTTTTAGCCAAGGTAACAAGATCTCTAAACAGCCCTGCGTATATATAGTTTTCGTAGGTGGTATCACCTCCTGCAAGGGGGCTGTTTGCAAACATCTCCCACTCTTCGGGGTCCATGCTATTGTTTTCAGTTAACAACACATCAGCTTCTTCCTGCCTCAGTGCGTAGGGGCAGTATTTCGGCTGTATAAATTCGGGGTATTTTGTCATTTGTAAACCCTTTCTCGGCTTATTTGTTAATATATATACAGTACTAGCCGTGATTATTAAGGACAAATGTTATTATGTCTTATGTGTTCGGGTTATTGGGGCAGGGCTATGATAAACATTTCCTGTCCTGCTTGGCTTGGTGTTTCGTGTAGCACTAATCTGCACATTTTTTGCCCTAGCCCTGCATGATAGGTAATAACTTTACTGGTCACATTTTTGTACATGAGACTCCCTACAAGTTTTACCTCGTTGCGTGGGGTAGTTTCAACCCAGTCGTGCAGTTTTGTGCAGTCGTTGGTTTCAGGGTCGTACACGGCAAAAATCACGTCGTTACCCATAACATCGTTAACGGGGCATAAATCAAGCAAATGCCTTTTAATAAACGTTTTTGTATCGGGGTCATCGCATGAAGCACGATTGGCAACGTGGGTAAGGCTTTTGAACTCCCACCCATATGTAGCGACTTGGGGTGTAGGGAGGTTGCAGTAGTGAAAAAACTTGTGTGTCATGTGTAAACCCTTTCTCGGTTTAGTTAGTACTATATAAATAATAGCCCCTAACAATGTTAAGGGCTACCATTATTATATCTTTAGTGTTCAGCTCGTTTTTTGTATTGTTTTCGTGGTTTATCTTGTACTCGTTTTACAATTAGCCCTGATTTGTTTTTATCTTTTTGTTTGCAGGTGATCGTAATTATCGGTTTTTTCTTAGCTTTATTTTTGTCATTAATTTTTGTTAGGGCATTTGTAATGGCACTTCTCAAATTGTTAAGCAGAGAGTGTTCATCGGCGTAGCTCCGTGGTGGATAGCCTAAATCTTTACGTTGAATTTCATGTATTGAAACGTAAAAAGTGATTTCTTCATCAAGTTTTAGTTTAAATATAACATCGCTATAAATTTTTAAAATGCTTAACATTTATGATTCTCCTTATTTTTATAGTTTTATTTGTTCACAATTAATTTAACGTAGGGTGACCCCCAATACTTACTGCTAGGAGAATACCCACCATTTAACAGTGCTAATAAAACGGTAGGTTTTTTGCGAGAGTGTCCTAACCTAGCGCATTGGTTAAGAATAAACCCTAACCGTTTGTCGCCGTTAATACCTGTTAGAAAAGAGGATTGGATAAAGTGCCTTACACCTCCTTTTTTTCCACCCCACCCAAAGGG